AACTAAAGGCTATGCAAATGAGTCTTTCCCATTAAGATGGAAACTATTCAAGAAACATCTTAAAGACAACAACAAACAATACGTGCTTTTTATGCCAAGAAACAAAAAGCAAGTAGATGAAGTTGTAGATCTTATAAAACAATTATAGATTGGGGGGGAGCTGTTAAGCCTCCCCTTTCTTTTTATTAACCAATTAAACATTTATTATGACAGAATTAGTCAGTCCCTGCTGTGGGGCAGAATACACAGATAATGAAGACGGACCCAGCTATTGCTGTGACGCACCAATACTTAATGGTATATGCTCAGATAAAGGTTGTCTAGAGCATGCAGAACCTGCAGAAGGATTCATATGTGAAACATGTGATGATTTCTTTGAGGAACCTGAAAAGGATTATGAATATGCAGAAAAAATGCATGATTCTTTTTTAGAAGATCGTATGGATGAACGTAAAGATATGGGATTATGATCGGTAGAAACTATAAAGAATGGGTTAAAACCCTAAAAGAAGGAGATCTTGTATTATCTATAGACGGTAAATGGAGCAATCCTGTAATATTCCTTGCATGGAATGGAGATAGTTGTGGTAGTGGATATAGAGCACAACATTTATATATACCGACTTGGGATATAGATTCATGGCATTTTAAGATAAGCACTGATGCAGCAACAGCTGTTGAAGAGCAGTACAAAAGTACAATTACTGAGCTTGAAAAACACGGAGCTAAGTCTAGATCTTTTACTATAACGTCAGTGAATACAAGGGCAGAAGAACATTATTTTCCATTTCCAGTAGAGCTCTTAACATCTAATCAAGTAAAATTTATAAAATTAATAAACAAAATAAAAAAATATGAGTATTAAAACAATTGACAAACCAATGCAAGGTAACGCCGGCATTGCTAAGCGCATCAATAAAGGCGCAGAGAAGATGGTCTTTGATATTCTTCAGTCTACTCAGTATTCTATGCCCGTCCAGTCTACAGTTAGAGAGTTAGTTACAAATGCATGTGACTCTCAGCGCGAGAAAGAAATAGCTATAGAAATATTAGGAGGAGAAAAGAAAGTTGAAGACTACTATATTGAAAGGCACGGAGAAGCTTATGAAGATAGTAATTTTGATGCAAGCTATTACAATATAGCCTCATTAGATCATGTAGCAGAGCATATAGATTTAGTATACACTAAAAATGAAGGTCTAGGATACTGTGATACATTTGCAGTCACTGATTATGGTGTAGGTATTGGAGCAAAACGTTTAGAAGGTATATTAGAACTGGGTTATTCTACGAAAAGAAATACCAGTGAAAACTTTGGAGCTTTTGGTCTTGGTGCTAAGTCTGCACTTTCAACTGGTATAGATTTCTATACTATAGAGACTATATATAATGGTATGCGTTTTAAATGTAACTGTTACAATTACAAGACTGATTTTATTATACCTGCATTTAATGTAGAAGAAGGTAAACCTAATCCATTTATTACTTTTAGTGATGGTACAAAAGTATATTATGAGAATCATGGAAGTAAGAATCAAACTACTGTATCATTTGGTGTTAAGAAGCACAATCGTAGTAAGTTTGAGGAAGCTGTAGAAGAGCAGTTAATGTATTTTGATAATGTTAACTTTAAAATTCTAGATACAGATGAAGATGCTTATGAGAAAGAGAAAAACGTTGACTTTAAAGCTGAAATTCTTTACAATTCTAAAAATTTAATAGTATCTAATTCTTATTACTTTAATAAACCACACATTGTGCTTGTTAAAGACGAGAACGCTACTACAGGTATTAACTACGGTTATATTGACTTTCGTGAACTAGAAATGGAAAGTATGTATGGATCTATAGCATTCAAATGTCCAGCAAGACAAGTTATTGTCGATGAGAACGGCGTAGAAACTATATTACAAGAGGGTGTAGATGTTACTCCATCTCGTGAGAAAGTTATATGGAATGAGGCTACTAAGAAATACATTAAAAGTGTTATCATGGCAGCTGCTCAAGAAGCTAGTGATATTATAGAAGAAGAGTTACAAGAAACTGATTTCCTTAAGTGGATAGATGCTTGTAGATCTATTATTACTGGTAACAGTAGTGAGAATAAAATTCTTAATAAACTTGCACGTATTATAGACACTGAGGCACTAAAACCTAAGTTTGGTCCTGATCCTAGGATTAAGTATGGTCCAGCTAATAAACTATTTGAAGGTCTTCAGATTATGAAGCCTTATGAAGATCGTTATGACGGTATTAAGAGAGACATAATTAAAGATTGGAATGGGTTTGATGCTAAACATTTTTATTCAAGAGACGGTAAATGGTCTAAGTATAAAGATATGTATCTTATGGAGGATGCTGAGTCTAATTATAATAAACATCATGTTGCTACTTATACTTTAGATGATTTAGACGAAAAGTTTAATAAAGCTCTTGTAAAAGCTGCAGGTAATCCTGATGCTATTCAAAAAGTTATGAAAGAAAAGAACAGAGTTACAGCTAAACGTAACGCTATACTTAAGCTTATTGAAGCATCGGAGTGGTATAAAAGCTATGATGATGTTGAAATTCCTGAAGAATGGCTAACTAACTGTAAGGAAGAAGAATCTGAAGAAGAAGAGAAAGCCAAGTTTTCTAATCTATCTGCTGCAGAACGCCGGGAGATAGAAAAGAGGATAGTTGCTTACACTATTAGATATGATGATAAAAAAGATGATAATTTTACTATGGATAAAATAGAGCCTAAAACTATAGATCTTATGAATAGTAAGTATCGTACTTATTATTGTACTAGAGAAGACGAAAGTAAGATGAAAGCAGCTGCTCTTCTTCTTAAGAATATTCAACCTAATCATAAACAAGTTTATCCAGATACTAGTTTCAGTAGTTGGGATAAAGGTTATGACTGGCCTGTTTTCTGGTTTGATGATGCTCCTGTTAGGTACAAGAAGTATAATCATGATGACGGATATGAAGATTGGGCTAAACCTATTCAAGGATGGGATGCGCCTCAACTTATACGTGTTAGTGAAAATAAAGTTAAATTTATTAAACAAAACCCTAACGTTAGGCATATAGACGAATTATTTTTACAAACTAACGATAACAATGAATATAATATGGATGAAACACTAGTAAATTATTACACAGCTCATAAATTAGAAAAGATAAATCAATTTAAATTTATGCAAGGATTAGGCTGTATACACGATCAATTACAAAAAGATTATTGTGAACTACAAGACATGAGGAATAATGAATATTCTGAATTCGATTATCAAAGTGTGAGAAATATAGCTCCAGCTCTAACTGGGCACATGGATAAACTATATGAGTTCCAAAAGTTTTGTAATGAATGTGATGATGCAGAATTGATACAAGAAAAGTCACAAGAGATGTTTGTCTTATCTGATATTAGTAATGCTAGAGCTGCAGATTTAGATATATTAGCAAAATATGATAATATAGTTGAGTTTGCAGAAGAAGTAAAACCGCTCCTGGATGAGCTAGATTGTCTTAACAAAAGAGAGTGCGATATGTCACCTACTTTAGAAAAAGAAATCAGAATCTACCTACGAGCTAAAGCCCGTGAAGTTTGGGACTCATAACCAAGGATACCAGGAAGACGTTTAAAATACGTTTTTCTGGTAGATCCACAGATTTTATAAGTCCTAGTTTTGGATATGGCTGTTTGTATAACTGTTCATACTGTTATATGAAACGTCATAAAGCTAAAGGGTTATCTATTGCTGTGAATACGGGTGATATATTAACTTCGGTTAATAATCATGCGTATTTCACTCCAGTGGAGAAGCCTAATCAAACACATGCAGAGTTTACTACTTACGACATTAGTTGTAACGAAGATTTTGCATTACATGCCAAGCATCACGATTGGCAAAGAGTGTTTGAATTCTTTAGAGACCATCCTGTAGCTATGGCTAGTTTTGCAACTAAATATGTAAATGCAAACTTAACTACATTTGACCCTAAAGGGAAGGTACGTATTAGATTTAGTCTTATGCCTCAGCATAAATCAGATCTACACGAACCGGGTACATCTAAAATTATTGATAGAATAAAAGCTATTAATACATTTATAGACGCAGGTTATGATGTACATGTTAACTACAGTCCTATTATTGTGTATGATGGGTGGCTAGATGACTACGCAGAAATATTTGACATGATGAATGATTATGTTCAATATAAAGATCAAGTATTAGCAGAATGTATATTTTTAACGCACAATTTCAAGAAACATGTTGTAAATTTACAGAACCATCCAAGAACAGAAGCAGACCTTTGGGTCTCTAATAAACAGGAGGTTAAGACATCTCAATATGGAGGAGAAAATGTGCGCTACAAGCTAGGACTTAAATCTGAGTATATACAAGAGTTTAAACAATTACACAATTCCAAAGTACCGTGGAATAAAATACGGTACATATTTTAACCAATTAAATATTTAATTATGATTACACTAAATGTAATAGATGACAAAATCTGTGGGAGCTATGGAGACAAAGCTTTTACAGTTGAGTACAGCAAAGAGTTGTACGATAGAATGAAACAGCTTGACCATAAGGCTCAAGGTGTAACTACAGTAGAAGAATACAACGAAGTAATGGAGGAATTTGCTCCATTATGTGTTGTAGACTATACTAAAACTATTGAAACACAATGTGAATTTATTCATGTTAACAAAGCAACAGGAGAATTCTTCCTTAAGCACAGCGGCGTAACATCTACAATACCTATGCCCCAAGCTTTAGTAGATAGAATATTTGACTCTTTAGATAAAGAGCTAGACTTTATGCCTTTAGTTAAAATGTGGACTAGATGGTTACGTAACCCAATCTTGTGGAGAAAAATGAAACAAGGTCACGGGAACGATTTCTGTGAGAGATTCTTTAATTTTGTGAATATGCAATATGTTCAC